CGCGGGAAGTATGGGGCGCTTGCTAGGCGTTCTTGGCCGTCGCTTGGCGCATCTTGTTGGGAGCATGTCGGCCGCTCCATACCCTAATGGCTGGGGGGTCGCGCGCGCGTATACGCGTGGGCAGGGGCTGGGGAGCTTACCCCCAGGGGTAATGGCCACGCCCCCCACCCCCCGCCGCGCCTTCTTAGGTAGATCACTCATAGAAAAGGTAGAAAAAAGTATTGTAACATTATGGTTACTATGTTAGTTTAAGCGCCGGACTACCGGGAGGTTAGGATGGCGGGTAAAAAAGGGAGTAAATGGAAAAAACCTAGAAACAACAAACAAGATCATCCCTTGTTTGTGACATGGAGGGGTATGCTAAATCGCTGTAATAAAGCTTGGCATCACAAATACGACTTGTACGGAGGACGTGGCATTCAAGTATGTGACCGTTGGAGCGACTTTTGGGTGTTCGTTGCCGATATGGGGCCTCGACCAGCTGGCTATCTCCTTGATAGAATAGACAATAATTCCGGTTATAGACCAGATAATTGCCGCTGGACTACACACGAGATATCTCTAAAGAACCGCCGTCCGTTTGTTCGTAGAGGAAGATTTAGTTCTTAAAAATAAAAACTAAATGTAACCAAAATGTTACATTCAGGTTACAATACCCAGAAAACCCTTGACTTTCCGCCCAAACGAGCGGTCCACTGGACCACGGGACGGTCAAGCGGTTGCCCCACCGAATTACCGTCCCACAGGAGACCCCCCACATGGCCAGCTTCAGCAGGAGTGCCGCCAACGCCCTCGGTGCAGGCTACGATATCGCCAGCCCCAACAAGGACAGTTCCGGCAAAACCGCCTACCAGCGATACATCGAAAAATATTATGGCCCCGACGTTCAGTCGCACAACGATCCGATAGCCCTCGCGCGTGCAGCTACTGGTGCCGTAGAACAAGGACTAAAAACCGGCGCAGGGTGGCTGGGGCATGCCGCCGCAGGGCTGTTGGGCATGCCCACAGGCCCCGACGGGAGTACGTATGGAGGGGGTATTGGTTCAGACAGTGTTGCTGGCGCGCGTGCAGGTTATAACCCCTCAGGCCGCTCTGGCTCCATTGGTGCAGGGTTAAGCAGTCCCGGAGTAGCTACAGGCAATGAACAATCTGTAAGCTCCAGCGCGCACGAAGCGCTCTTTCAAGCTATAAGCGAAGCAGAGGGTACAACCAAGTATGGTTACAATACAGTATACGGCGGCGGAAATGGTGTAGCTGGAAGACCTCTTACAGATATGACAATTAGAGAAATTATGAACCATCAAGCAGACATGATACATAATACTAATCATTCACCTGTGGGTAGGTTCCAAATAACTAGAGATACTATTAACAGCCACTATAAGAATGCAGGACTAAGCTTGGATAGTAAGTTTGACCAGAGCGCACAAAACAAGCTGGCGCTGTCCATTGCCGATAAACAGGGGATAAAACCTAGTGTATGGGCGGGGTTCAACAATAATCCCGGAGCACTGTCCCGTGCAAAACAAGCTTACTCTTCGATAAATCAGGCCACTCCATCCCAGGCAAGCTATGCGACTTCTGGCCCCGGTACTGGAGATACTGCTGGTATTACTTACAATATACGTGACAGAACCAGCGCGAAGGGACTTACATCTGGTCTGATGGGTGCTCTCGGTGCCGCACAGAAGGCTGCACGCGATGCAGGGCTGGACCACATAGAGGTACGTGCCGGCAAAGGTCAGGGGCATCTCAGCCATCAGCAGGGTACCGAGGCCGATATCGTGGGGTACAACAAGGACGGCTCTACTTGGTCAAAAGCCCAGCGGGTCGCCGTGGCTCAGGGCGCTGCCGGTGCAGGAGCTAACCGCTTCGGGTTCTACTCCGGGCCTTCGCTGCATGTCGGCATGGGGGCGAAGGGTTTGCCTTCCAACGTGGTGTGGAACGATCAGGTGAGGGGGCTGCCGGGAGCAAACACATTCGCCCCGGAGGAACGTAGTTTTGTAGGTGCACTACGTACAGGCAAGCTTAAGAGTTTAGCCCCGTCTAATGTAGCATCGGCATATGCTCCTACTACTGCAACTACTACACCTGCATTACAGGCTGCTGCTGGTCAAGCAACAGGTAGGCTTACCTACGACCCGCAAGTTGCTGCAACACAACGAGATTTAAACTCTAGAGGTGCTAAGATTCCAGTAGATGGATTGCGTGGACCGCTGACTAGACAAGCAGAGCAGCAGTTCTACGGCAGTCCTACCAGTGTAAGAACACCGAGCTTCACCTACAGGCCCACTTACACATCCGGTCAACAAGACCAAGGCGCAGTACCGCGTGTGGGAGTGCAGTCAACTCCCGCCATTAACCAGCCATATACTCCCGCTGCAGCTACACCACGAACACCTTACTATAACAATCCTTACACAAACTCCACTGGTGGTACGTCTTATACATCCGGCAGGGGAGACGAAGGCAGGGGCGTCAATGCGCCTTTCTCTGCCCAACCGAGGGCGGTGCCGACGGAAAGCATTTCCGGCTCTCCCATGCCGCCGCGACCATTTCAGCCGGCGGAGACGGCCCGTATTCCGACCGCACGACCGGATCTACCCGGTCAGAACTCCTACACGTCGGGCAGGCAAGATCAGGGTAGGATACCTCCCGTAGGCGTAGCCCCGCCACGCACGCCGTATCTCAACCAGCCGTACACCATGACCACCGGAGGGGCGAACGCCATTGTGCAACCAGCGCAAACCGCTCGCATTCCACAGCCAAGCCCAAGCCTGCCGTGGTCACAGCTGCAGCAACCTTACCCGGTACAGGCTCCATTGATAGCCCGCATACCGCAAGCACGCCCGGATTACCAACCGCCGCAGGAGGCAGTGCCAACCTTGATAGATCGCCTGGGTAATCTGGTAGAGCGGGCAGAGCGTGCTCTTAGCGGCAACAGGGGGTCTGACAGCAGAGGGTCCAGCAACAGGGATGGCGGCTCGTCGCGTGGTGGCGGGGGCAATTACTCCGGCGGCAATTACGGCGGACAAGGCGGCAGCCGCATAAGCGAGGGTGTCGGCGGTGCCTACAGAAACCGGTAATGCCATCCCCCTGCATCCGTGCAGGTGTGGAAAACCGAGCAAATTATACACAATACTACAGCCTGGTAATCACGCTGATCCTTTAGAAGGAGCGCTGCAGATACGTATCTGTCCTGCGTGTGTTGAGCGTACTCAAGCGCTGTTCGAACAGGTACGTCCCGTCTTCGGGGCCATGATGCATGCTGGCGTCCCGCAGGACGTTGCCGAAGCCACTATGGGCTTTTTGTTGGACTTGCTGGACCCGGATAAGGAGACGCGTCACATGCCGCCACCAATAGGGGGCTTAAATGACTGAAATCGTTATAAATCCTGTGTCTCTTGGTCATACAGGCCAGCGATGGGAAGCCAGATTGGGCGACGAGGTGATTGTGAAGAGCAGCCGCGATCCCGAACACGACGCTGCACGGGTATTGCTGGCAAGAGGCATTACCGGGCGCATGACAACTGTTGGTGCCGACGGTGTTCCACGAATGAGCTTTGTAATTGAGAAGACCGCCCCGTTTTCCCTTCGGGAAGTTGATCGTGGTATGTCTATAGCTCGTTGGGCACCATATACTGGTAACAGGGACGAGTCGTAGACGCGTTAAATTAACGGGAGGGATGTGAACTAACCACATGCGTTGCAAACGCATCCTAGGGATACCCCTAGGGTAATGCAGGAGGTTTCATCCTAAGATGGCAATTTCAATAACTTCGCTTTTTACGCTAATCATCATCCTGCTGGCCATCGGCCTGTTCGTCTGGCTGGCGTTCTACATCCTGCAGAACTTCCCACCGCCGGAGCCCATAGGGCGTCTTATCCGCGTGGTGATCGTAGTGGTTGCCGTGCTTATTCTGGTTGCGTTTTTGCTCAACTTGGTGGGCATCGGTTCGGGGGTTAGACTAGCCCCCTGAAAAACCCCTATATAAGATATATCTTATATAGGCTTTCGCAAAGCCGTCTAACCTTCAGGGGTAACATGGACAAACCGCATCTAACAGTGGTGGAAACGCTACCCAGCATCGACCGGCCAGACATAGCCTCTGTCATCGATGTGCTGCAGCGGGCGCTTGCAGATGCGAAAGAGGGGAAGGTAGTAGCCTGTGCCATAGCTTTGGTCGGCCCCAAGGATCGGCTGGGCTACTACTCGTCCTCGTCCCCACGCTACCTCGCGACCTTGCTTGCATCGGTTAATTTAACCAACTGGCGGCTGTGTGACGAGTTCTGGCGTAGCGACGTAGACACGGAAGAGTTCCCCGAGCCGCCTGAGGTCAGCTAATGGAACAATCGCTACAATACGTTGTCATCCAATGTCCCGATTGTATGTTTTACGAGTGTAAGTGGGACAATCAATACAATGACGACAATGCACCCGTTTGTATCGACTGTGGGTCTTTGGATGTAATAGTGGCGCGGTGCCGCCCCCACAACTGGGACCGGTACGCCAAGTCATAGAAGCAATCTAACGAAGTAAAGGAGCAAGTACCAATCAAGTATTAATGCCATGCAGAGGAGTATAGACTCATGCCATTGAAATTTGGAAAAAGTAGTTCTGACGTAAGTTCTAATATTCGCACGCTTAAAAAAGAGGGTTACCCACAGAAACAAAGTGTAGCGATAGCTCTTAGTAAGGCTGGTAAGTCTAATAAGAGTAAACCTAAGGGGCGCAAACCTAGAAGTTACTAGGCGCGCCCCCTAAAAACTATTCCTCTTCGACTTCCGCCTCCGGTACGGTCTTCTGCGTGCCGTCCGGCATGGCGATAACACTCTTCGGCTGTGCCGGGTCGAAGTCCTTGTCACCCTGTTTTGCAGAACGTACTACAGTAACCTTCTTTCCCTGATAGAGGGGCATGCGCATACTCCTTATGTGGGAAGATGCAGGCGAGTGCCTGCGTTGGTTAAACGCCTTTGGGAGAGCTTATGTTCCGCTTAGGTCCATCCGGCGGCGCTCATAGCAGGGCGCGTTACCTTCCGGTCTTCAAGCCGCCGCATCACCATGCCGGTGACCATGCCGCCATGTGCGCCTAGGCACACGTACTGGAGGGCGTCCGCAACATGCGAGTACTCATTCTTGTCGGGAGATGGCTTGCGCTGTCCCTGCCGTGTCTTGCTGTATCTGTAGCCTCCGCTCATGGCGCGTACGAGAGTGGGGCAACGATCTCTGTCGAAGATAATAGCTGGTCCTCCATCTCGTTGGCTAAGCAGCATCGCTTCTACGGCTCGCACTCGTGCGTCGATGTCATTGGTAGGGGCGGGGAAGCACATAAACCCCATTCGCTTAAGGACATCGAACGAGTTCTCTTCATAGATGCTGTCCTTGGACCGGCCAGCTGGGTCACCGATAATGGCGACCTTCTTGCCAAGGTAACGTGTATCCGAGAGTTTTGGCCTGAGCCCACGTTGGATATGCAGTTCGAGCCCAACATCCTCCGCCTCCACTTCCTCAAGAACTAAAAGGCGTCCTTTGTGGTCGAGCTGCGTGATCACTGACCACGGATCTCTTCCAAAATCCTGACCAATGAGTATGGGATGTCCTTGGACGGGTTCCAGCGTTTCCACCACATGGAAACTTCCTTTGAAACTGGTAGCGAAAACGGCAGTTCCAGCTGGATCGGGTCCATATTTTGCATCGACGTAGCGCTGGACCCATACGTCCGATTGACCTCTGGCAAGGCGCTCGTAATACTCTTTTCCGCCGGGGAGGTTTTCGACGTTTTCTGCATTTCTTTCACGCCCTCCGGGTTGTTTCCATAAATCCCAGTCTGCAGGGAGGTTTGGCTCTAGCAACTCCCACCACGGTCCTCCCTCATTAGGGAAATTCCCGTCCATGATAAGGCCGAACCACGAAGGTCCTCCCTGCGCTGCCGACGGATAGCGTCCAAGTCGTCCGCAGACCGATGGGATAATAGCGCTGTCGATTTCAGGAAACTCATTGATCCACACTCCCGTAAGCTGCATCGATAAGAGCCTGCGGATATCCTGCTCGTCATCCAGCGGGATCAAGTGTATCTCGCTCTCCACGTCGTTGAAGGCGATGTAGATCGTGCTGTCGGACACCTTAAAATTGGTGATTGGCCCAATCCACGTGAAGAACTCCTTCAGTATGGTCTGCTTGATCTGGGAGAGCGTTTGTCTGACGACTGCAAAACGTGTTCGTCTTTTGCCGTCTGGACCGGGCTCCTGCTCGGTCATGCGTCGGACGATCTCCATGAGACAGCCCGTACTCTTGCCGCTTCCTACAGGACCTAATATAACTCGCACAAAAGCTTCGCTCTGCATGAACCCCGCAATTGTAGGCGGGGCGGTATACGACATCATGCTAGTCATTGGCGTTATGCTCTATTGTATTGGTCTTCTTGACCACTAGTTCACGTTTGTGTCCATCACCGATGTTTATTACCAGCGAGAACTTCTCTGTACTCTCTCCTGCTATCGCTCTATCCATCCCTAACCCAGCTATTCTTGCGATCATCTTTGCTAATTCGACTTTTGCAGGTAAGCTTTCTTGATTGTCGTGCAATCTCATGTTTGACTCAGGTAGCCACGCCTCGATGATTGCGCCTGCCTTTAGTTTTACTCGTTCTGAAGTATTAATGGCGCTTTGCCAAGCTACGATCTCCTGTTCTAAAACTTCGTTGAACCGAGGATTTCGTTGAATACTATCCCACTCTTCAGCGCTGAGCGAATATAACTTAAGTATGTCGTTTACGTTTAAGTGGTCAACTGCAATCTCGCGAGCGAGCTGTATTAGTAATAGGTCACGGGTAGGGGTCTCGACTTGCATGTTGCTCTCCTGTACTGTGTTTCTCTAGGTATATTATTAGTTTTTTGAGATGTTCTATGCTGTCTTTAACTTGGCCTAAAGCAACGTTACAGTGATGGCACAGTATACCTCGAATTATGCCAGTAACGTGATCATGATCCATTTGCCAACCGTATTTGCTACCTGGTTTTGCAGCCTCGCAGCAAGCACAGCCGCCTTGCTTAATTAGTATGGAGTTGCGTTCTTCTATGGTTATTCCGTACTTACGCTTATGGTTATAGTCTTTAATCTGTTCTAAGTTTTCTTTTTGATATTTTTTAACATAAGCTTTTTGTTTTTCCGGGTTCTTTTTTTGCCAGTTCCTTATACTTTTCCTATGGTTTTCTTTTACTTCTGCATCGCGCCGTCTAATTATTTCGTCAATTGTCAGACCAGTGGTATCCATTTATCCATCCCCGTAGTCAATTACCCCCTAGGGTAATTTATTAACGTATCATATACGTTACTTTAGTGCAACTATATCGTAACTTGAACGCTGGAAGATTATACACTACAGGGACTTATGGTAAATACTTTGCCCCAGCGTGGGGTCCTCCGGGTTATCCCCGGCGCACAGTTAGAAGCGCAGCTTCAGGCTGAAGCCGTCGCCAAGGTACAATTAGAAGCTCCACCACAACCGGATATGTCGTCGCTGGCTTCTTACGTAAGAGGTCAGTTTGAGATGTTCCAGCGGCATCGCAACGATGCAGCGTCTGGCTGGACCGAGAGAATGCTCTCTGCGTTGAGAACATTTAATGGCGTTTACGATAGTTCCAAGATCGCTGAAATCCGCAAGTTTGGTGGTTCGTTAGTTTACGCGCGGATCATCGCTATGAAATGTCGTGGGGCTAATTCGCTCCTCAGGGATGTTTATCTAGCGCCAGATAGGCCGTGGGCTATTGAAGCGCCAGCCGATCCGGACTTACCCGCAGAGGTAATCCAGTCCATCCAGACGCTCGTGATGACCGA